GTCGCGGTGTTCTGCGGGTTACCTACGAGCCGGTGGTGGTCGAGGGTGATCCTGAGATGATCCCAGTGCGCCAGCAGCCAATCAGCGGTATTGGTGAGGTTGCACCAGGTCAGATCGGTGATGTGCAGATCGGTAGTGCGTTTGTAGACGCTGAAGGCAACCAGGTAGACGCGGGCATGGTTATGCAAGGCCCGATGGGGCCGTATGTGCTGGGTGATCCGGTCGAATATGTCGGTGAACAGTCAATCCGGTGCGAATATGTGCATTGGGAAGACTTTGTGATGTCGCCGGCGCGTGGCTGGCCCGATGTAACGTGGATCGGCTTCCGTCACCTCATGACCAGGCAGGAACTGGTCGATTATTACGGCCCAAAAGGCGAAATGATCCCGCTGAGCTATCGCGGCGATGAGGGTGACGCCTACGAGGACAACAAGCAGCCGGATCGGGCTGAAATCTATGAGATTTGGGACAAGCGGTCAGGCAAGCAGATTTTTATTGCTGCCGACTATGATGAGCTGCTTGAGGAGTTCGATGATCCGTACAATTTGGACGGTTTCTGGCCTATTCCAGAGCCTTTGTATGCCGTATCGACCACCGATACAACGCTTCCTGTCCCTGAAATCCTGACCTATGAAGATCAGCTCTATGAGCTTGATCTGATTACGCAGCGTATTGCGAATCTGACAGAAGCGCTTAAGCGGCGCGGTGTATATGACGCATCGTTCCAAGAGCTGCAGCGTTTGGCGGGTGCCTCGGACAATGAGTTTGTGCCGGTAGACAACATGGCCATGCTGCAGGCTGGTGGCGGTCTTGCCAATGTGATGCAGGAAGCGCCGCTTGATAATCTTATCAAGGCTCTGGCGCAGCTCTACCAGTCGCGTCAGATCGTGATCCAGACGATCTATGAGATCACTGGCATCTCGGACATCATGCGTGGCTCTAGCGCCAGCCGAGAGACGGCAACAGCCCAGCGTATCAAGGGTCAGTTTGGTGCGATGCGCCTAGTCAACCGCCAGCGTTGCATTGAGATGTTCCTTGACCAGATTCTGGAGCTGAAGGCTGAGCTGATGGTTGAGAACCTAGAGCCTGAGCTGCTTTCGCGCATTACAGGCGTTCCGGTATCGCCAGAGGCGGTTGCATTGATGCGTGATGAGCGTCTGCGTAGCTATCGCATCAGCATCGACACTGACGAAAGCCAGGCTGTAGACAGCGCAATTGAACAGCAGCGCCGCACAGAGTTTTTGACTGCCACAGTGCAGTTCCTGCAGGCGATTGGCCCGATGGTCAGCTCTGGTGCCATTGGCTTTGAGCAAGCCAAGCAGATGCTGCTGTTTGCTGCCAGGGCGTTCCCTGGTGCGCGTGATCTTGAGGACACGCTTGAGGCGATCCAGCCCCCGCAGGGCAGGCCCAACCCGGCTGATAAGCTGGTTGAGGTTGAAGCTGCTAAGGTTCAGGCGCAGGCCGACCAGGCTGCTGCTGATGCCCAGGTGAAGGTGGCACGTCTGCAGCTCGATCAGCAGAAGGCGGCGCAGGATGCCCAGTTCAAGCAGCAGAAGCTGGAGATTGATGCGGCCAAGGTGGTGACGCAGTGAAGAACACTGAGGCTGTCGGCAAGATCACTTGGCTGATGGGCCACAGCGATCAGCATTGTGATTGGAGCGTTGATGACATCCACCGGCTGATTATCCCGCCGGTAGCGCTGCAGCAGTTCAGGATCTGGCAAGTCGATGAGCATCCGGTCGGTTTGATGACTTGGGCGCTGTTTAATGAGGAAACAGAAGCCGGCTACCTAGATGGCAGTCGCAAGATACAGCCTGACGATTGGAACGCAGGCGACCGGCTGTGGCTGGTCGATTTCATTGCGCCCTATGGCAACGTGCGCGAGATGGTGCGCGAGGGCAGGGATCATCTGAGGTCAATATTTGGCAAAGGCGTCGTTGGCCGCGCCAACCGTTTGCACAGAGGTAAGCTATGGTACGCAGTTACCTGATAGAGAGCCGCATCTGCTTCAAAGGCGATGGCGGTGGCGGCAGTGCTGCCGATGATGCGCGTGAGACAGCCACGCCGGCACAGACTGATGATCGAGGCCGTCCGCTTGCGCGTGGCACGACCAATGTGATCGACACAAGCCGTCAGATTTTGCCGCCCATCGGTGCCAGCCAAGAAGATGAAGATGTAAGCCAGATGCGAGAGCAGGCGATAGCTACTGTGTCAACGCTTCTAAACCCTAACGCTGACCCTGTGCAACAACAGATTTTGCGAGACAATGTTCGTTTTAAGCCCTCTGTCCTTGGCGACATTGATGACCCGCAAAACGATGTGAGGGATCGTGTCAGAGAAACCATAGCAATCAATCAAATACCTGTTGGAGCACAAGATGCCACCGGGTTAATAAATCGCGCAGTTGCAGAATCTTTGTCTCGTCCAAATCGCCCAGATCCGGTAACACCGACGATGGCACCCGGTCGGCGCTCTCCTATGAGCGGTTTTTTTGCAGATGCCTATGATGAGCTTTATGGCACGCCAGATCCCAACGACGCGCCAGTGACAGCGCCAGGCACCACGCTAAACGCGATCATTGGCGGTGGTTTTTTGGGCAATCTATTCAATGCGCCTGACCCAGCAGATTCTGCAGCTTTTGCGTTTGGTCAGCGTCAGCGGATGCAGCAAGACCCAACATTCGTGCCGGCGACCAGTAATGTCGCAATGACAGCCGGCGGTGGCGGCGGTGGCGGCGGTGGCGATGAGCGTGCAGCGCCACCAGCGGCACCGGCAGACCCTGCCGACCCAGGCACAACGACGCCAGAAGTGATTGACGATCTGGCAGCGAATTACTTGCTGAATCCGTTCTATCTCTACAGCGGCACAGGCAATCTGTATCAGCCGTATGGCTATGCCGGCGGCACTTTGGTTGATCTGTTACAAACACGCGGCATGACGCAGCCACAGCAGGCTGCGCCGACACTCAACATCTTTGGCAACCCAAGGGACTTTGCATGATGGAAGTCGATATGGAACGCGCTGATGAAGCCTACCAGGCTTTGTCAGAGCAAGAAAAAGAGATCATCCGCGAGGCGATGGATAGCCCACTTTATTTTTCCTGAGCTGATGCAGGCGATTGGCAGCATGAACAAGCCGCGCCGCAAGATGGATCAGGCGCAGCGTGACATGGCAGCAAGGATGCTCATGGGATGAGCAAGCAGACATTTGTGTTCAGGGACGGTCAGATCGTACCCAAGGCAAGCGTCGCTCCCAAGAGCGGCGTTTCCATTTTGAGCGACATCGAGCCTTATCAGAACATGAAAGATCGTGGCTGGATCACCAGCCGTTCCCAGCACCGCGAGTTTTTGCGGCGCAACAACTTTGTGGAGGTAGGCACTAGCCAAGACCATCTATTCAAATGACAGAACAAGAACTCCCGCTTGATAGCACTCCCGCTGAGGCCGCAGCCGATGCTGCCGCACCAGCCGAGCCAGCAAGGCCGGAAACAGTCGCTGAGACAGTTGCCAGGACTTTGCAAGAACTGAACGCAGATGCCGGCGACGACCAGGAAGATGGTCTGCCTGAGCCACCCGCGCCGACAAGCACAGAAGAAGCTGATGATGAGCCTGACGCTGAGCTTGAGGAAACAGACGAGGCAGAAGAAGAAGCGCCACAACTAGAAGCGCTGGAGCCAATGAACCATTGGCCTGCTGAGTTCAAAGATGATTTTGCTTCTATGGAGCCGGAAGCGCAGCACTTTATGATGCGGCGCTACAAGGAAATGGAAGCCGATTACACCAAGAAAACTCAAGGTGTGGCGGCTCTCCGCAAGCGCTCAGAAGCACTCGATGAAATTCTTGCGCCGCACCGCGATAAATTCGCAAGAGCGGGCATGGATGACGTTGCAGCGGTCAGGCAACTGATGGCTGCTAACGAATTTCTGCAGAAAGACCCTCAAAACGCTATTGCTTGGTTGGCCAACCAGTATGGCGTGGATATCGGGGCAGTCGGTAACGATGCCGCCCTAGAGGATGAGTATGCAGATCCGCAAGTGAAGGCGTTGCAGCAGCAAGTGGCTCAGCTCACCGGCTTCATCCAGAACCAACAGACACAACAACAGCAAAGCGTCCAGCAAAGCACGCAGTCTTTGATCGACCAATTTGCCGCTGAAACTGATGCAAACGGTAACCCAGCGTATCCGCATTTTGAAAAGGTGCGGTCTGTGATGGGTACGTTCATCAGCAACGGCAATGCTCCAGACCTGAAGTCAGCTTATGAAATGGCGGTTTACGCCGACCCTGAGCTGCGGAAGGCAGAGATGGACAATTACGCGCTGAAGAAGTCGCAGGACACGGTGAAAACAGATGCCGTGAAGAAAGCGAAAAAAGCGCAAAGGTCGAAAGTCAGAGGCAGTGCCGCACCAGCTCAACAAGCGCTTCCAGCGGGGATGTCTGTCCGTGACACCATTATGGCGTCGATCCGTCAACTTGAGAATGGAAGGTAGAACCTATGGCGACAAGCCCCAATCTCTCAGAGATCGTCACGACCACGCTTCGCAACCGGTCACGACAGCTCTCTGATAACGTAAGCAACCACAATGCGTTGCTGCGTCGTATGCGCGAGAATGGCAACCAGACATCCGTGACTGGCCGCGATATCGTGCGTGAACTTGAGTATGCTGCAAACGGAACTGTTCAGTTCTACAGCGGCTATGAAACCCTTGATGTCTCGCCGTCTGACGTTCTGACGGCTGCTGTATTTGATTACAAGCAGCTTGCCGGTAACGTCACCATCAGCGGCCTGGAGCAAGTCAAAAACTCCGGCACTGAGGCTATCATCAATCTGCTTGAGGCGCGTGTGAACGTCCTTGAGAAGTCGATGATGAACACGCTTTCGACTGCTATCTACTCGGATGGCACCGGCAGCGACGGCAAGGAAGTCGGTGGCCTTCAGCTCATCGTGGCTGATGCCGGCACCGGCACTGTGGGCGGGATTAACTCCTCAACCTACACCTTCTGGCAGAACGTGCAGACCACTGCTACGTCTAGCGCTTTCAGCACAGCAAACGTGCAAGCAGATATGAACAACATCTATCTGCAGCTTGTTCGCGGCGCTGACTCGCCTGACCTAGTTATGGCCGGCACCAACGCCTACAAGGCTTTCCTCGGAAGCCTGCAGGCCATCCAGCGCATCACTAGCGACGATCTGGCTAACTCTGGTTTCACCAGCGTCCAGTATCTGAACTCGGATGTTGTGTTTGATGACGCCTGTAACACCAACCGTATGTACTTCCTGAACACCGACTATCTGCGTCTGGAAGTGGCTGCGGGTCGTGATTTCGTGCCTGGTGAGGCGCGGATGTCTGTCAACCAAGATGCACTTGTAACGCCAATGTTCTGGAGCGGTAACATCACTTGCTCCAACCGTGCGCTGCAAGGCGTCATCCATACCTAGAGGAGACTGGTAATGGCTATTGCTTCAGTAATGGGGATTGACCCCACCGCAGTCGCTGACACGCCTGAGTTTCAGCTAGGTCAGCTTGGTGCCATCATCGACGACACCAACGGTACGCGGATCTTCAAGTATGTGCAGTATGACACTGGCGCTGGTTCGGTTGCAGCCGTATCCGGCAACGTGGCGTACTACTACACGCTTGATGGCTACAAGAACAACCAGGTGACTTCCGACCTCTCGGATTCCGTAGAGATCGGCGCTGGTGTTCTGCAGTCCGCACCGACAGATGGTCAGTATTGCTGGGTTCAGATCAAAGGGCCGGCAACGCTTAACACTGCCCTCACTGCAGGCGCAGACGGCGACCCGCTGACCCCGACTGGATCGTCGGACGGCACGCTCGATGTAGCGGCAGCAGTCACAGACAACATCTGTGCAATTGCTGGTGACATCAGCGACAAGGAAGTCATCTGCGATTTCCCAATGTAAATCTCCCTAGAGTGGGCGGCTACGGCCGCCCTCTCGCCCCTACATTTGGAGGACTAAATGGCCGCGAAAGGTATTTTTTTTGAGCGCGAGCTGAACGGTGATATGCGCGATTTCTGCCGCATCACTGTTCCTGGCGTCAGAGACATTTGGGAAGGGCCGGTTCGGCCTGAAGACTTGGCCCGCTTCCCTGAGCAATGGGCTGCGTATAAGGCCGGCAAGAAGAAGCCCAAGAAGAAGGGTGGCGGCTTGAGTGAACTGCCTGGCATGACTGAGCCTCGCCGCATTGAACTTGAACTGGCCGACATTGAAACCATTGAGGAGCTTGCTGAGGCTGAGGAGCCAAAGCTGCGCCAGATGGGTGAGCCTTATGTGCAGCTCAAGAAGATTGCTGAGCTGCAGATGCAAGCCAAGCCGAAACGCGCCGCCAAGAAAGCCGCGCCCAAGGTTGAGGAAGTAGCTGATGAGCCTGCTGACGATAGCGCAGACGGTAGCTGACTACACCGGATTTGAGCGCCCGACCACCGTTGTCGGCAACACAGATCCGATTGCACGTCAGCTCCTGGTCATAATCAACCGCGAGGGCAAGCAGCTCATGCGGGCCACCAATTGGCCTATATTGATGAAGGAGCATACCTTCAACACGGTCAACGGCACGCAATCCTATGACTTGCCTACCGACTTTGACCGTTTTGTCAGTGGCACGGCTTACAACCGTACCGACCTTGATCAGATGGTTGGCCCGATCACGCCACAACAGTTTCAGGCTGACCGCCACGGCACAGTGGACTCTGGTATCGTTGACCGCTTCCGTCTCAAGGCAAGCAGCAACGCATTGAAGTTTGACATTACGCCAACGCCCAGCGCTGCTGACAGCATCGGGTTTGAGTATGTGTCTAGTCACTTTAATCAGACCAGTGGTGGCACGTCGCAGGCTGCTTTTGCCGCTGATACCGATGTCGGGATTCTAGATGAAACCCTAATTGAAATGGGCGCTACATACCGCTTCAAGCAGGCTCATGGTCTGGCATACGATGAGGATTTCCGTCAGTACCAGCTAGAGTTGCGGCAGGCGATTAGCCGTTCTGGTGGTGCGCCAATCATCACGCTCGATGATGCGCGGCGCTACTTGGTCAGCCCTTATTCTTACAATCTGCCTGACAGCGGATATGGGGTCAGCAGCTAATGCTCCAGGCACTGCCAACAGCCTCTAGGTATCGCGTCAAAGCGGCATCTGTGCCGGCCCCTGTGGGTGGCCTGAACAGCCGGGACAGCATCGACGCCATGCCGCCGACTGACGCCATCGTGATGAGCAACTTTTTTCCGTCTGTTGAAAAGGTGACACTGCGTGACGGCTTTACTCAGTTCTGCACTGGCATCGGCACAGGCGATGTTGAAACGCTTGTTGAACACAATGCCGGCGCGAACCGTCAGCTTCTGGCTATCGGCAGCGATGGCGTCTTGTACCAGATTGATAGCGGCACGGCTGTCAGCAAAAAGACCGGCCTTGCCAACGGCAGAGCAGAATCGGTCGAGTTCAACGGCCTTACCATCTTTGTGCCGTCAGGGGCGAACGTGCCTTTTAGCTGGAATGGGACAAGCGCCAGCGATCTGTCGATCACGCTGTCTGATAGCGCGAACGCAAATACGCTGACCGGCGTACATGCCTATAAAAACCGCCTGTACTACTTCACCGGCACAGATCAGAACTTTTATTATTCTGCGACTGTGGACACTCATCAAGGCAACTTCACAAAGTTTCCCACCGGCCTAGTTGGCACCTTTGGTGGCAATCTTATAATGATCCAGACGATCACAATCGACGGCGGTGAGGGCGTTGATGATCTGCTGGCGCTAATCATGAGCAGCGGTGAGGTTCTTGTTTACAGCGGCTCAGATCCCAGCTCATCCAGCTTTGCCCTAATTGGCACGTTCCGCATAGCTGAGCCGGTCAATGAAAAGCGTGCCTGCGCCAAGCTCGGCGGCGACGTGATTGTGATGACCAAAGAGGGCTATCTACCGCTGAGCGCTGTCATACGGCAAGATAATGTCGGCGCAAAGGCGGCCGCAATATCCGAGAAAATCCGAGGCACTGTAATTGCCCAGGTTAAGGCCACTGGCACCTCTACAGGCTGGCAGATTTTTGTCAGCCCTGATGGCGACAAAGTGATCTTCAACTATCCGACCGGTGAGACGGACGCCTACAACCAGCATGTCTTTAACCCCATCATTCGCGCTTGGTGTGTCTTTGAGAATGTGCCGGCAAATGTGTGGGGCCAGTTCAACGGCGACACCTATTTCGGCAGCGCTTCGGGCAAAGTCTTCAAAGTCACTGGCGACAGCGACAACGGTGAAAATATCGTTGGTGATATTGTCACGGCCTACAACTATTTTGGTGACCGTGCCAGCTTTAAACGCTTTAGTTCAGTCCAGCCAATGCTAGAGGGCGACACTGATGTTGTTTTCAGCTTTGGGGTGGCAACAGACCAGAAGCCGGCAAGCACCATAGACGTTGCGCCAGTCACTTTCGCCAGTAATTTGGCTGCCTGGGACACGGCAACTTACGATGATTTCTTTTATGCTGATACAAGCGGCGCAGGCATCACTAAACGACGCAAGGCTGTGAATCGCGTTGGTTACTCTGCGGCCTTGCGGATTAAGGTTGCCACCAGCACGCAAACTATCAGCTTTATCTCAGCTCACTACACTTTCCAACCGGGAGGGCCAGTCTGATGCCATTTTCATCCGGCACTTTTACGCGCACGTTTGACTGTACGACCGACAGGGACAATGGCGTCAAAATTCTTGCCAGCAAGTTCGACACTGAGTTCGACGGCATAGCTACCGGCCTTTCGACTTGCATACTCAAAGATGGCACACAGACTTGCACGGCTGCGATACCGTTTGCTCAAGGCATTACCTTGCCTGACAACAAGACCATTGTGCTTGGCACAAACTCAGATATTACAATTCAATATGATGAAACGACCAACGACAGCCTAGAGATTGCTGCTAACGTAGAGGGTGCAGCGCTAGGCGTCGTATTGAAGGCTGACCAGGGTGATGACAACGCAGATCAGCACAAGCTCAATATAGCTGATGGCGGCGTGCTTACACTTGGAAGCAAGATTAGCGGCAGCTTTGTCAGCTATCTTACTCACACGCCTAACGCGACAGTAGCTGACAGCACAACGGCGGTTGCAGGCAATTTGACTGTTGGTGGCGACCTCACGTTGGGATCAGGCGCTGTCATCACAGAAGCTGAACTAGAGGCGATTGACGGTGTTACAGCAGGCACGGTGGCGGCGTCAAAGGCTGTAATTGTTGACAGCAACAAAGACATTGCCAGCTTCCGCAACGTAACGCTGACAGGCGAATTAGACGCTGGGTCGCTGGACATCAGCGGCGATGCCGACATTGATGGCACGCTAGAAGCTGACGCCATGACCTTGAATGGCACGGCTATCACAGCGACAGCCACGCTGGACACAGGCATTTCAAACAACAATGTGCCAAAGTTTACCAGCGGCGTTGCAGATAACGATTTCTTGCGAGTTGATGGCACAGCCATTGAGGGCCGTTCTGCCGCAGAAGTTTTATCTGACATCGGTGGCCAAGCTGCTTTGACGTTTGGCATTTCAAACACCAATGCTGTGAAAATCGACAGCAGCTCAGTTGCAGATGATGAATATGCTCGATTCACCGCAAACGGATTGGAAAGTCGATCAACTAGCGAGGTGTTATCTGACATAGGAGCAGCACCAGCGGCAGGCGACTCAAATATTGTCACGACAGGCGCACTCAACAGCGGTAGCATCACAAGCGGGTTTGGCGCGATAGACAACGGTTCCAGTAATATTACTACAACTGGTGTAGGGTCATTTGGCTCACTAGATATTAGTGGAGACATAGACGTTGACGGCACTACAAACTTAGACAACGTAGACATTGACGGAACAGCTTCTATTGCAGGACACGCCTCAATCGGGGTTGACGCTGTAAATTCAAACAGAGCGTTGACAGTTGCTGGCGCTTCGGATGGTTCGAGTAGTTCTATCCTTGTGTGTTACAACTCCAGTCTCGCATCAAAATTTTCTGTGAGAGATGACGGGTTAGTGACCGTGACTGGTGACTTAGTGGTCAACGGCACAGCCCTTGCCACGACCGACACAGACACGAGCAACACCGGCAGCGTGACGCTGGACTTTGGCGCAAATCAAAACTTTGTCTTGACGCTCACCGGAAATGTTACGCTGGCCAACCCAAGCACAGAACAAGTGGGGCAGTCTGGCTTTATTGTGTTCATTCAGGATGGCACTGGTAGTCGCACTGTATCGCTCGGCACCGACTATGAAACAGCAAGTGGCGCTGGCCTAACGCTGTCAAGCGCAGCCAGCACGACGGACATTGTGCCATATGTCGTGGCGGCTAGTGGGCGCGTCCTGCTTGGCAATCCACAGCTTGCATTTAGCTAGGGGGTAACGATGTCCGGCCCATTCGGAGCAGGTGCGCTGCAATATTTTAGCGGAGCTAAATCGTTCTACACCTACGAGCTAGATCAATCTCTACGCTTTAACGATGATGATAGTGCGTATTTAGAAAAAACCTTTTCTACTAACGGCAACGCTAAAACATTTACGATTAGTTTTTGGTTCAAACGATGCCGTGATGGCACTGCTGAATATCTGTTTGCGGGTGGTAGTAGCGTAGATGATCGCTTTCATATGGACATCAATGCTAGTGGTACATTTCAGATTGAAGCTAAAAACAGCGGCAGCACTGTCATTAAGATGGAGGGCGGCCCACGTTTACGCGACCTTTCTGCCTGGTATCATTTCGTCCTTCGCGTTGACACTACTCAATCCACTGCGTCTGATCGAGTGCGGCTGTATGTCAACGGCGACTTGATGACATTCAATAGTAATACGTTTCCTGATCAAAACACCAATTTGTTATGGAATGTAAACGCTCAAGTTCGTATCGGGCGAGCGGGCTGGGCCACAAGCTACTACGATGGGTATATGTGCGAGTTCATCAATGTTGATGGCTCATCACTTGCACCAACTAATTTTGGCGAGACAAAAGAAAATATATGGATTCCAAAAGACTACACAGGAAGCTACGGCACAAATGGTTTTAGGCTGTCGTTTCAAGATAGCTCGGCGCTAGGCGACGACACTAGCGGAAACGGAAATGATTTCACGGCAAACAATTTTGCAAGCACTGACCAAATGCCCGACAGCCCAACAAACAACAGGGCAGTTTTTAATGCTTTGTTGAAGGATGTTAAGCATAACACCACCCTGTCGGATGGTAACAAAACCATCAGCTTTACCTCTGGAAGCGAGGGATTTTCAGGTGTGCCGCTTACGATCTTTCGTGATTCAGGTCAGGCTTATTGTGAAGTAAATCTGGACAGAACTTATTCTGGCAACAGCACCGACAGCCAAACTGTTTTTGTTCTTGCCCCTGAAGTAGATATATCGGCTCTCGGCAGTGGTTCCCTAAATAGCAACCTAGTCGGGGCTTACAATGGCGGCGGTTCTAGTGATGCTCCGGCTGAGATCAGTAGCAACGGCGTGGATCAGGGTGGATCCCCTAGTAAGTTTCGCAGCACAAATGACAGAGTTGGAGTTTACATAGACTTTGATGCAGGCAAAGGCTTCTTCGCTTTGAATGGTACAGTGCAGACTGTCAACGGCACGCCAGACATTGCAAACGGCACAAACCCGCATTTCACATTCACAGCAAATAAACGGCTGACAATAGGTGTGGGTGGCGTCCATGCTTTGACACCAGCCATCCTAACACTAAAAGATCACCCCAGCGACTGGGGGACGACACCACCAGACGGTTATACAGCCTTTGCAACCGTTGACTTACCAGACCCCGGCATTGATCCCAACGACAATGAAAACCCTACGGACTACTTCAACACA